GAAGGAGAAAACAGTAATATTGGCAACACCAATGGTGGTGTACAAACTATAGTAATAAAACAACCAATAGAATTAATTACAAGTAAACCTGATGTAATTAGAGTCGATCCCATTACTGGGAAAGATGTAAAAACCAATGGAAAACTAGACTAATGAAAAAATTAATCCCATTATTACTTCTGGCTTTTAGCCCTGCGGCATACGCTGATATAACTCAGAAGTTCACAACCTCTGCACAGATAAGTGTAGATATGCCATATAGCGTCACCAATAAACTTGGTACGACATATTCAATATCAGGTAATAACATTACTCCATCTGTAACTTCTGGTGGCTCTACTACGGCTGGAAAGATTGGAGGACTTAATGTTGGATCATTAACTGCTGGAGTTCCAGCTTTAATTCAAACTGATAAAGCTATCACAACAGCAGGTTCTTCTTTCGCTCTTACCGAGTCAATTACAATGGGTGATGCAACACCATCGGCTGTTACCCCATCGGCAGGAATCGCTGCATTACCTCATTTATCAGGACAAACAACTGTAGGTTCTGGAGGAGTTGCAGGATCGCTTAGTATGACTAGCCTTTCATCGGGAGTCCATACCTGTGCTGCTGGAGGATCAGGTACAAGTTGTGTGGGGTCAACTACAGTTACAATCCAAATTGACTAAGTTTTGGCTGCTATTAATAATATTATTTCCTGTCAAAACCCTTGCAAATCCAGTAGTACCAACCTTTCGTACAGGAAGTTCTTCGACAAACAGCACTTCCCAATCAGTAATAACAGAATCAATAACGAGCCATCAATATCGCACAGGTTATTCCTATGGAGTATCAGGAACAAATATAGAGAGTGCAGATGTTAATGGATATATCAACTCAGTCCCTACAGCAGAAGCTACACAAACAGTTAACGGAATTAACTTTTCATATACAAGTCCTACGTTGGAAGGTGTGCCTAGATGGAAAATAGTAAATTCTGGTCAACCTTTCTCCTTAGTAGAAACAATGATCACACCAGGGGTAGACACAATAACAACAATAAACCGCACCATAAATACAACCACAACAACCACCGTAGAAACTACCTTTGGGCAATAGCTTTATTCTTAATCCCTGTAAAGTCAGTCATAGCCTCGACTACGGTCAGTAGTCCAAATTCGACTGCCCAAGGTACGGTAAATAACAATGCCACCATGATAGCACCGCAAAGCACTCCACAATTTAGGATGTCGCAAGGTATTGTTTGTTCTTCTCCTAGCCTTACAATCACTCCATATGTAACCGACTCTCACACATTCAACTTGCCAAGACAAGACGTTACCAGACAAAATATTTACGATGAAGATACAGGTGCTATTAAGTACGTCCAAGAAACACCAAGGTTTGAAAAAGAAAATTTTAATCTAAACTACGGTATCTCTGCTCAAATAAGTATTCCCTTAGGAAAATCCCCTGCGTTATGTCATAAGGCAACCGAGATTAATATTAAAAATCAAGAGTTGTTATATAAAAAAACCTCGTTAGAGCTTGCACTCTTTAGACTTAAGGTTTGCTCAGAGCAGGCAAACCTCGGAGTTACCTTTACTGGTAAGTACGCAAGTATTTGTGAAGGCATAAAAGTTTCAGTTCCACCTAATCAGGTAATTCCTCACTCTCATTCTTTGACTTCCGAGAAGTAAGTTTCTTTATTAAATTCTTTACTATAGGTTTTACAAGGTTGAGAATAATTGGTGTAGTCGCAGCCACAGAAGCGATAGCAGCAGTAGAGATAACAGTAGAAAATTCTGGGAGGTATTGGTCTTTGAATGGTACGTCTTCATACAAAGTGGTGCAGCTAGTACCATCTTCGCTTCTTTTATGACCCATGACACGTTCCAGCTTCTTTTCGTTACGAAAATCCCCTACTCTTTGATCTGATTTTCCAGGACACTCTACAAAAACATCGTCTTCTTTTTTATCTTTTGGTATCTCTGGTTTAGGTGGCTTTCCTTCTGGCAAAGGTTCTGATTCTTGTTCTACTGGTGCAGCTTCTTCAACAATAACAAGTTGGTCTGGTTGATAATTTAAAGGATAGAAACTTGGATAAGGACAGTTACTTATGACTCCGTTTGGATCATCTAATAATAAATTTCTATTGCCTGTATTTTTTGTATCTCGGTGATAATAAGTACAACCTATAACCTCTACATTCGAGTGGTCATAGTTAGGTAAAAAACTATAAGGTATATGAATCTCAGGAATATGTATTTCTGGAATACTTATTTCAGGTATTTCAATCGTAGGCATTTCTAGGAAGATAAACTTCTACATGAGAGTAACATTTAGGACAAGAAAGATTAGTTACCATACTGTATTCAGCAGATGAACAAGGATAATCTTCTTCATTCATACTATGATCTCCACCCCAGATCAATTCAGTATGACAATGCCAACAATTCATTTTTTAAATGGTATAGATATGCCTGTTGTTTTTGGTAATCCTTTATCTAAAACATTAGGTAATATCCCTTTAACTTCGGCAAGTATAGAGTTCATAACCTTAGTCTTTACCTGTTCAGAGGTTACATATTTATAACCCATGTAAGAAGCACCTAAAGTGCTGGTTATAAGTAGGAATGAAGCTATACTTAAAATGTTGGCGATCTTTTGAAACATATGATTAAAGAAGTTCTTAACAAAATGGTAGCACCACTTACATTCATAACGCTACTTCTTCTGGTTGGGTTGATGCCTCTGTATCTGATGGCTGCGATGCTTCGGATGTCTCTTGAGTCTCCAAAATCTGCTGTTCCAAAATCTTCATTGCACCAGTAATTTCATGGTATGCAATACTTAATTGATTACGTTCCATCCTTAATTGTTTTAATTTTTCTTGTAAATCCATAATTATTCGTAAACTTTTTTACCTGTAACGATAGCAGCATCAATAGCTGTGAAACTTTCAGATCCCCAGATAGAAGTCGTTCCATCATTCTTTTTGTAAGCCTTGATAATTTCAAGATGCTCAGTATTACGCTTAATGCGATCTTTCCATTCATCTAATGTTTCATTGTCAGCTTTAACTGTATCGGTGTTTATAAGAGTAACGCTATCGCCAGCATCAGAAAAAATTGCTGCGATTTCATCTGCGGTTCTTTCTTCCATAATTAAAACTTAATTGTTTACATTTTACCCTGCTTCGAGGGTTGCAACTCTTGCTTCTAGTTCTTTTATCGCATTTACAAGTATAGGAACAAGTCTTTCATATTTCATTCCATAAGACATTCCATCATCTGTTAAATTAACGACTAAGGAATCATCATTACTAGTACCATATCCATTGGCTTTTTCAACATCTAATGCTTCCTGTGCTAAAAATCCGATATGAAGCCTTGCTCTTTTTTTACTGCCGTCTGGTGTTCCATATGGATCTTCTTCTGTTCCATACCATGTTCTCCTATCCCATCTATAAGTAACAGGTCTTAAAGCTTTAATCCAATCAAGACCAATGGTGAAATTATTTATATCTGTTTTGTCTCTTGAATCAGAAGAAGATATAGATGTATCAGCACAAAAAAGGCTAGTAATACTATTATTGCCTAAACAAACTGTATTGCTACCAGTAGTAACGCTACCTGACGGACTAGTGCTTCTACCAGCATCATTACCCAACATAAGATTGTTTGTCCCAGTTGTTATATCAAAACCAGGTGCGTGAGAACCTAAACAACTGTTATTTGTTCCAGTAGTTATGTTTTTTCCTGATAAATGTCCAAACGCAGCATTTGTATTTCCAGTTGTGAGGTTAAGTAAAGAATGGTATCCAAAAGCATTACACTCCGAAGCAGTAGTACTTGCTGACATAGCATAATAGCCTAGGGCATTAGAATTAACTGCTGTGGTGGTGGAATCCATAGCTCTATGTCCTATTGCAACTAAACCAGCCCCCGTTGTGTTTACTTCTAATGCTTTAGTTCCCACCGCTACGTTTTCTGCGCCTGTAGTATTTGCACCTAAAGCATCTTTACCAATACCAACGTTAGAACTGCCTGTAGTGTTAGCATCTAACGCACCAGAGCCTACGCCTGTTAAAAATATTCCAGTTGTGTTAGATGCTAAAGCACTTGAACCAACCGCTGTATTGTTATTTGCCGTTGTATTAGCTGCTAAAGCTACCTTACCTATTGCCGTATTGTCAGTTCCAGTAGTATTTGCTCTTAATGCTCCAAATCCCAATGCTGAATTATTTCCACCAGTAGTGGTTGCTCCCATTGAGTTATAACCAACTGCTGTGTTTTCACTTGCTGTAGTATTAGCATCTAAAGCTAGAGAACCCACAGCTACGTTTTCATCTCCAGTTGTTATTGCATTTCCTGCATCTTTTCCAAACAAAGTGTTACCTGTAGCATCTGTACCGCTAAAATTAGCCCCTGCCCCTGTACCTCCTACAGTATTATCTTGTCCATCACTAGTTACTCCGGTCGATATGCCTGTTAAGTTTGATCCATCAATTGCAGGTAAAGCTCCTGTAAGTTTAGATGATGTAAGAGCAGAGATCCTTGCATCAGCAACAGTTCCAGTTAAGTTACCTGCTGGTATAGAAGTAAGGTTAGCTGCTGAAGCTGCTGGTAACGTAGCAGGGAATCTAGCATCTGGTACAGTTCCAGAAGTTAAATTAGATGCACTTAACGCTGTTAAATCAACAGCAGCCCAACTCAAAACTCCATTTGTATCTGTTTTTAAGAACTGACCATTAACAACATTTACAGGTAAAGTTAATGTATAGCTTGCACTTGCACTATGGGCTGGTGATTTGATTTTTACGCCATGACTATTTTGTGAACAGTTAAGTTGTACTGTTCCATCAGCACTACTACCATCACCTTTTACTTCAACAACACCAGTACCATTAGGATTTAATTTTATATTGCCATTAGTTGTGCTTGTATTAATTTCACTAGCTTGAACATCTAAGTTACCACCTAATTGTGGACTAGTATCTTCAACGAGATTACTTATTCCACCACCTCCACCACCTCCTTGAGCAGCAGCCCATTTCACACCTGTAGCTTCACCGCTATCAGCAGTCAAGACATAGTTATTAGTACCAACTGCTAAAGCTGTAGGATCTCCAGACCCGTCACCAATTAAGATCTCACCTTTGCCGTCAAGATCACTATTCATAACTGCACCAGCAGCATTGACATTAGTAGCGTCTGTTACATCGGCACTAGCTTCGACACCTGATAACTTAGTTTTTTCTGCATCAGTAAAAGCATTTGTATCAGAGTTTGCTTCGTAAGCTGTTTTTATTTCTGAGTTAGATTGATCTGCTGTAGCAGAAGCTTCTATTCCATTTAACTTAGTGTGGTCAGCATCAGTAAATACATTACTGTCAGAAGCAGCTTCTACTGCTGCTCTAATCTCAGCATTAGTTTGATCTGCTGTAGCACTAGCTTCGATACCTGCTAGTTTTGTTTTTTCTGCATCAGTAAAAGCATTAGTATTAGATTCACCTTCATATGCACTTTTAATCTCTGCACCTGTTTGATCTGCTGTGGCACTAGCCTCAATAGCGTTTAGTTTACTGTGGTCAGCATCAGTAAATACGTTGCTATCAGTTGCACTTTCTACAAGAGTTCTTATTTCACTAGCAGTCTGGTCTGCTGTAGCACTAGCTTCTATCGCATTTAACTTAGAATGATCTGCGTCAGTAAAGACATTACTATCAGTTGCACTTTCTACTAAAGTTCTAATCTCTGCTGCTGTTTGATCTGCTGTAGCACCTTCTTCTATACCTGCTACTTTATCTGTAATCTCTTGTTGAGCAAATAATACTTGGTCACTATTTGTATCTAGATCTGTTTCTGTTAAAACACTACCATCTTGAAAATCTACTTTCTTTGCAGATATATTTGTATCTCTTTGAAATTTAATAGCAGCACCACTACCAGGGATGTTACCAGAAGTAAAGGTAACTGTTGATCCGCTAATTGTGTAATGAGTATCTAATGTCTTTAAGACCCCTGCTACTGTTACATCTACTTCATTGTTAGCTAAGAACGAAAAAGATATTGCAAAGTTAGTAGTACTACCATTACCAGTATGTGTAGTTGCTGTCGCTGTAGTGTTAGTAGCCATGATTAAAATCTATTAGGGTTTAATTGATTTACTAAAGAATCTACTTCATTATTATAGCTTTCTTGCAAATCTGTCTTTGCTTTTATTCTATTGTTTAATTCTTCAATAGAAAATTCATTTTTTAAATATTCCTCTGTTCCTCTTAATATAAACTCTCTATTTAATTTATTCAATGAATAATATATATTTTGTGCTGCTATTTGACCTTCACCACTTCTTAAACCACGTTTTTCTATCACTTCTTTATTTATATCATATCTAAAATCTTGTGTAGCAAATCCACGTTTAACTGGTGGTTTTAGCTTACCTTTAAGATATGCGTTTAAAGCTGTTTGTAAAGTATATGATTTACCACTATATTCTATAGGTACATTATTTATATATCTTTTAAGTAAAGCATATTGTGTTTTATTAAGTTTAATTGGTACAAATAAATCACTTTTAAAACGAGAATCATTTACAAAGTCTTTAAGTTTACTTCCTCTAATAACATCAGAGGGAGGAGGTAATAATTTTCCTATAAGATATTGTGCTTGATATATTGGATTGTTTTTACTCATACTATATTTAGCATTAGAAAACAAATCGTATCGAGCTTGACGTTGTGGGTGTGTGATTACATCATCAGTTATATGTTCTGTTTGTATAGGTAAATTACCCCCTACATTTCTAGGTACAACATCTCTTGCTTGATCTATAATTGAACTTAATATTTGTATTGCTGCATTTGCTTCGTTGTAGTCTAAATCTGTAAAATCAAGATCGTCTTGTTTACTTAAAAATCTTAAATTTTTAATATTACGAACTAAACCAGTTGTATCACCAGAATATATACTCGTATCTAATTTTGCAAAATATTTTATTATAGTAGATTTTGGAATCTTCCCTACTTCTGGTTGACCTAATATTTCTGGTATATTTCCAAAAAGTTTTATAAATCCTTCATCTCCTTCTTTTAATAATCTTTGTGCTTCACGTTCATCTATTTGAAAAATATGTGATATTAAATTAGAAGGTAATCTGTTTAAATCATCTAGTAAACTACTATAAGGAATAATAGATGAAGTTACTAATCTTCCTGTATAATTTATAAATTTTCTTGCTCCATAATTTAAATTTTCATCAGGATCAACATTTTTCCCTATGTCTGGTGCTGCTGCAAATAAATCAACAGTATCACTAAACTGTTGTAGATAAGTTTTATTAGTTAAATTTCTACCTACAACAATATTCCAAAAATATACAAACTGTTCAAATAAATTTTCGTCTTCTATGTATTCACTCATTTGATGAAAATCTACCCATAGTTTTACAAGAGATAATGCTGGTTCAGCCAATCCTTCGTAACTTTTATACAAATATTTAGGCAAACCATCATCACCAAACATTATTTGTCCTTCTTCGTCATACATTAAAAATCCTCTTGAATATGGCAACCAACCATTTTTATTTAGAGAAATCCATTTAGCAGCACCTTCTTCTGTGTAAAAATTAGGACCACCACCAGTAACGATTGTTTTTGGAATCCTGTCCATATCTTCATATTCACTAGAACTTATAAACTCATTTACTGGTCTAAGAATATTATTGTAAGCTGCAATACTTAAAACTGTACCAATAGCATTACTTAATAAAATTCCACCTCTTGTATTTTGTCTTATTAAAGGATCAGGACTTCTAAGATCTGCTAAAATTTCTGGCAAAATATAAGACAGGTATGGATTATAATTTGTTTCACCACCAAATCTCAAAGGAATATTTGCAAAAGGTATATACCTCATTACATCTTTTATCATATTTGTAGGAGTTTTTGTGAATTTAAACATTGTTCTTACAGGTGGATATTTTATAGCTAAATCATTTACAGCTTGTGCTGATAGACCTAATAAATCTGTAACTGTATCTTTTGCACTTCCTCTAATATCTTGTGTAAATGTTATTTGTTTTCCAAAATTTTTTGATCTTTCTAATATCTTTGCAGTAAAAGCATCAGGTATAAATTCTTTTGGACCAATACTTTGTGGAAAAAATCTATCGTCTATTCTGCGATTTCCTGTTTTAAATGATGATTCACCTTCTATTGGTTTTAATCTACCTAAAGGCCCTTCTTGTCCTTTAATAAGATATTGAATTATTCCATCAACGTGTCCTTTAATATAATCATTTAAGTCTTGATCTTTTAAACCTCTTCTCATGCCTTCTACTGTTGCTTCAAAGGCAGAAGAACCAATTATGTTAGGAGTTTGTATTAATGCGTCATTAGCTGTCATTAGTCTGCTTGGAAGTCTAATTGCTTTACCAGCAGCATTAGTAGCATTAAAAGGAATATATGGTTGTTCGTCTGAAATTAAATTAAATTTCTTTCTACCTCTATCAACTAACTTACCAAAGTTACCTTGTTCATCAGAAGAAATAACAAATCTTCTGTCAGTATCTACTTTAGAATTACCAACATTTATAAAATTATCTTCCATATTAAATGATCTTTTCCATGTTCTTAAACCAAAATCCATATTGTAAAACAAAGCAAAGAAATGTCTTTTAGCTGCTTCTAATCCTTCTGGTCTAATCATCATAGATCCACCTTCTGCATCTAAAGCACCAACAAAATTTTCAAGAGCTTCTAAAAAAGTTTTATATAATCCAGACTCAAAATTTATTCTTTGTGTTGGAGGTCCAGACAATACTCCATTAATACCAATTTCATTTATTACTCTGCTTGTATAACTAGCGTTTTCTAAAAACTTACCTACCCCACCAGTTCCTTGTAATTTCACCATATTCATAGGATCACCAGCAGCTTCAACACTTTCAGTTGCAGTTTTTATCAAACCAGAATAGTCGCCAGTTTCATCTCCTTTTTCTAAAGCAGCAAGCAATCTATTTTCTAAATCTTCACCTGCATCTAGAAGTCTTTGTAAATTAGGAGAAATATCAGAAGTAATTTTTGATGCTTGTTTCTTTTGTGCTGGTGTCATCTTCATTACTTCTGCTGGTGTCTTACCTTCTATACCTCCTATAGGTTCTATTTGTAATGCTTTAAGACCTCTTGATACTCTAAGTTGAGCAAGTGTACCACGAGAAAGCCAATTATCTACTTCTCTTTGAGCTTTTGAATATTGTTTTACTGCATCTCTTCTTAAATTTTTATCTGCATCTGTCATTGATCCAGCAGTTTTTTTAATAGCATCAATTATACTTTGACCTGTTTTTCCTACACGTTCAGTTGCTATCCTCAATGATTGTCTATTAATAGTAACTTCTTCATCAGTTGGTAATTTACCTTCTATAAAAGCTTTTTGTTGTGTATATAAATCAAAAAATTCCATATTTTCTTTATCAATACTAATCTTTCCTTCCTCATCAACCATCTTTGATAATGCACCTTCTTGTGTTTCTGCAAAAGTTTTTCTTTCAGCACCAGCAAAACCACCTGCATCTTTTTTAAATTTAATTTTATCTTCTACAAGTTTTTTTGATTCTGGTTTTAAATCTCTCAACATAGACATTTTCTGTGGATTTAGTTGTCTATTTCCTAAATCAACAGCATTTTTTTTGCTTGGTATTTTATTTAATTTTGTTTGTATCTTATTTGAAAACTCACTTAAAACTGGTATCTCTATATTTAAACCTTTTAGTTTTGGATTATTATCACCAGCACTAGCACTACCAGTTAATTCTTTTACTATTTGTTTAATTTTTGTATGTACTTTATCACCATGAACTCGTACTTGGTTTTCTGAAAATCCTTGATTTATAAATACTTGTAAATATTCACTATCATTTCGTGCTTTATTAACTCTTTTACTTCTTAAGGACCAAGCCAATTTATCAAAATCAGATTCAAAAATTAAACTTCCTGACCCATATCTAGGTTTTGTCTTTGCGTATTTTGGTGGTGCAGTAAAAGTTAATTCTTGTTCGGTGCTAGTCTCTGTAACAACATTGTCTGTTGATTTTTGTTTATTTATTTCATCATCTAATTTATCAGTATCTAATCCTTCTTGTTTTAATTTTTGTTTTTGTTTCTTTGATACTGTATCTATATTTTTTACTGCTTTTGTAATATCTTTTTTGTCTTTTTTAGTTAATATTGCATCTGCTTCAATATTTGTTTTACCTTTAATTTTATTAAATATACCTTCTAATCCTTGTAAAGACCCTTTAAAACCTGCACCAAAAGTACTACCAAATCCAAGACTTAATAAATATTCATCACGAGTAACATCATCACCTAATAAATCTCTAAGAAAAGTTTCACCTACACTAAAACCTGCACCATATATTGCACCTTGTCTTATACCTTTTAATCCTTTACCTGCTGCACCTGCTGGTATGATTTGAATAAGACCAGCAGCTATAGCTTCTGCTTGACTAATTTCTTTTACACCTCTAGCTTTCTGAGCTTGAATATTAGCGTAGTAACCAATAGTAAATTGACCACCACCATAAGTTGCAATACCTAAAGGACCAGTAGCTAATAAAGGTGCAAGTATTACATCAGCAGATAAACCTGCACCTATTTCTATACCTAAACCTTTTGCTAGTCCTGTTAAATCTTGTTGTGGTTTTTCTTCTGTAAGATCATTAAAAATATTTGTACCAATATCAAATTCTTTGCTACTAAAATCATAAGACTCATCACCATCAAATAAAAAAGTATTAGCACTATCATCAAAATCAAATTTTCCAAAGTCTAAAAATTGTTGATTATCATTTATATCTTTATTTTTATAGGAGTTTGTAATAGGTTGTTGATTAATATCAACAGGATTTATGGATTCATTGTTATCAGTAACTTGTTCAGTTTGTAATGGATCTACAGGTTGATTATTGTCAACATTTTCTTGATTTTGTAATGGATCTACAGGTTGATTATTGTCAACATTTTCTTGATTTTGTAATGATGCAATTAAATTTGAGTCTGTCATTTTTTAAAATAAAGCTGGATCTTTTTTGGCATCTCTAATAATTTGAAGAACCCTTTCTTTGTAGCCTTTGCCTGTAGCATACATATCAGTTGGGTTACTTAGTATTAAGTCAAGGGCTTCTTCTGGGGTCGCTACACTAACTATACCTTTTCTATCTTTAAAAGGATCATTCCATTCTGTTTTGTATTGAATAAATTGATCTCTTATGTCAACGTAATCTGTAAAATTATCTTTAACTGGTTCGTTACCTTTACCAAAATCTTCTTCTGTGTCTAGTAAAGATGATTGACCTCTTTTTATTTGAAACTCGTTAGCTTTTAATCCTAAATAATTATTTCTTCCTGATGGAGATTTACCATTTCCTGTTTCTTCCATAGCTTGTGCTGCTGTTAATTCTGGAAATTTATGACCAGCTTCTTTAGCTAATTTGTAAAAAATAGGAAAATTGTGTTCTTGTCTTTTAACACCATTAGGCTCACTAATTCCATCTTTGATATTTAAATCTTTTGCTGTAATAATTTTTTCTTTTTTTTCTGGTGTATTCATTGCTAATAAACTTCCATCAGTAACACCAAGAGAAGGTGTTGTATTCATATCACTTACAATTTTTTGATTATTATTTATTGAACTCTGCAATTTTTTATTTAGATCTATTGATTTATTAAAAGTGTCTTGTGCTTGACCTTCTTTTTCCAATGTAGATTTATCAATAAGATTATTGAAAGAATCATAAAATTCATATGTACCAGTTTTATTTTCTTTATTTTTTAAAACTCCTTTTATTTGTCCATTTTTATCTAAGATAAATCTTGTATTTTTAATTTTATTAATTTCACTTTTATACCAGCTTTTAACAGAAATTTGATTACCATCTATGTCAACAATTTTATTTATGTCTTGATGTTGACCAGCTAATTTATAAAATTCTTCATTCAAATCAAATAACATACTTGAATTGTTATCTTTAACTTCATACTCACCACTAAAACTATTTCTTTCACCGCCAGACAATATTTCTTCTGCACGTTTTATTAAACGAGTCATTTCTGGATTTTTAGTTGTAATTGATTTTGCACCACTTTCTTTAATATGAGATTGTAATTTTGTATATTTATCTAAATCTTCTTTAGACGCTATTGGTAAAACAGCAGACATAAAAGTTTCTAATTCGTCTGAAGCTCTATTTATATTTCCAGAATATTCTCCTTTATCTATAGCTAATCTCATGTTTGTAAAAAATAAATCTACATTAGTATTTAAGTTTTCGTATTTTGTTAAAAAATATAATGTACTATTTGGATTAGCATTACGAATTTTTGTAAGTTTATTTATTTCACTTTTAAAAGCAGGTAAATTTTTTGGAACACCATCTTCATCAGTTTCAGTTAAATCTATATTAAAATTAATATTTTCAAAATCTCTAGTTATTTGTTTTTCTGCTCTTAACTTATTTACTGCGTCTTCTTTCTTTAATGATTCTTGTATCTTATCATCTACATCAGTAAGTAATTCCATTATTTGATTGTTACCATCTTTTATATAAAAGTCTGAAAATTTACTTTGTATTTTTGTACCATCTTTAAGTATTGTAGAAGGGCCAACTTTTAAATTCCCAACCCAATCAATTAAAGATTCTATTTCTTCTTCTGCTACTAATAAATCTAAATTATTTTTTTCATAGTAATCTAATATTTCATAAGCATTATTTTTAACAGTTTTAAAAATATTTGCTGGTGAAACAGTAGTAGTTAATCCATGATCAGCTAAATCATTAACTTGTGTTTGTAAATCTTGTAAAGCTAAAAACTCTGCTGTGGATAAATCTTCTGTATTTTCATTATCTTCTATAAGTCCGTTTTCTATACTGTCATTAAAATTATCAATACTAAACCAAGAATTTAAAATTGATTTAGAAAATAAAGTATTTGCTTGTTCTATTTTTGCATCTGCTAAATTTTCAATTTGTTTATTAAATACTTTTTGTAAAGCAAGATTCTGTTTAGGAAGTAAATACTGATTAACAAGTTCAGGTCTTATACCTTTAGCATTTTTTAAAGATGTTTGTTGAAAATCATTTATAGCAGTTTTAAAAGCTTCAGAATTAATATCAAATTGAGATAAAGGTTGTTGGATTGTACCATTATCTGTTTCAAGATTTACAATATACTCATCAAAAAACTTTTTAGTTTTTGCTTCTGCTGCATTACCTAAATTAATTGCTAATTGTTTTTCTATTCCATATTGCATATATATATTTCCACCAACAAAATTCCTAGCAAATCTTTTACCTTCTTTTGCTTCTAGTTCTTTTTTTATGTTATTTATTTCTGTAGAAGTAGAATCTAAGATTTGATTTTGACCTTCTAATATACCTTTCTGTTTTTCTTGTTCAATTACATTACTTAAATATTGTTGTATTACAGGATTAACAGTAGCCAAGCTCTGAGCCAAATCCATTATTCCTGTTTTAGGTAAAACACTTACAGGTTCAACAAATGTATCTACAGGCTTTCTAGAACTTTCACCTGCTGTACTTTGAAAATTTGTAGTGTTGACTTTTAAAACCATGATTACTTTAATTAAGGATTACGCATAACCTTTCGGAATTGATTGGAAGTTTGTGCCGTAATTACTTGGCAAAGTCTTTCCACCAGCAGCAGCTCCACCACCACCAGGTAGAGCAGCCAAGTACATACCAGCACCTTGAACCCCAATATTTAATAAGGTTTGACCTAGTGTTGGTATGGCGTTATAAGCTTGATTTATATTACTTTGTAATTGATTTCTTGTACTCACAAATTGTGACTCTGTTGATTCAATATTAAACAAGTATTGTCTTTGCATTGATTCAATACTCTGATTTATTTTCTCTCTATAGTTAGCAGCTTGTCTATCTTGATCCATTAATAATAATCCTACAGTTGAACCAGCTTGTTCTGAAGCTACTATAGATGCTTTTGCTTGTAAAGCATCAATAGTTTTAGCAAACTTATCTTGTGCTGCAAATTTTTCATCTGCTGCTTTTTTTTCTGAAAGAGCTAATTGTTGTTGTCTTTTATTATCTTCTGCTGATCTATTTGCAGCTAGAGATGATGCATATACTTGATCTGCTTGTTTCTTGGCAGCAGCCCTACCCAATAAAGCATTGGCAGCAGTAAGACCCAAACCTACATTAAATGCTGTTGCAGCAGACAGGCCAAATAGTCCACTCCCTGCAACAGTAGGTAATCCTAAAGCAGCACCAACACACATCTAGGCAATCCTCACAAATTCGTAAAAAGGTTTCTTTTGTTTACCATAACATTCATGTAGTTTCACAAAAGTAAACCCAAGACTTTTTAACCATTTTATAGCAGAAGTGTTCTCTGCATATACATAATTATAAAGTATTTTATAAGACTCAAGTAGATTATCAACCCAATTTCTACCTTGTCTTATTAATTGTATTCTATATTTTTTATTATCAAACAATTCATCTGTAGCAATGCACCATATACAACCATCTTTAAATACACCGCATAAACCTATGGGCTGGTCATCATCAGAAGCAATAGTCATATTAGTTTTACTGCCTAGAAAACTATAACTAAGTGCATCTTCTGGGGTCATATCTGTTTGATAAAAAGATTCAAGCCTGTCCATTTCTCTCATGTTTTTTACGACAAATTTAAAATCTTTAAGGTTTGACTTTCTTAAATAACCCACTATATTCTTCTGCTCCTTATATGGAAAGTACCTTCATATTCTGCACTAGCTAAGCGAGTAGGAAGAAAGGTGTCATTTTTAATATCTATATCTACCCTATCAGATTTACTCATTATAGGTACTTTGAATGTACCAGTATCAAGGTTTATTTGACCGATAGCAGCAGACGCAGCACCAAGCAAACGACCAGTAAATTTATGGGTACTTGTGTTTCTATTTTCAGGTGTTACTTCTACTTTAAAAAATCCAGCTTCTTCGTACTTTATATAAAAATGATGTAGTTGTAATCTTGTTCCTACATACTCAGGAGAACCAGCACCTTGTTCTGTTAGTCTTTGTTGACTAAATCTGTAATGCATTTCATAAGGTTCACCAATAATAAATTTACTATTTCTATAGTCTCCTATAGCAGTAATAGTAGAAGTAGATCCATCTGCTGTATTAGAAGTACTTAAAACTTGTCCTGATACAAGAGTCTTTGTATTACCTTGAGCATCTACAAAAGTACTTGTTTCTCCACTACCTAAATATCTGCCAATTATATTCATGTTTGCTCTTAATCTATAAGGAACTGTAAAGGTAGATAGACCAGTACCAGAACTATAAGATACTGATACTCCTGTAGTTGCTTCAGTTACTTTATGGTCAAGATGATATTCAAATGCTGCATTAGGTTCTCTAAACTCAGTTTCAAATGGTATTTTTTCTAGAGTTACTTTATTAGCTTCTTCTATAACAGCAAACAAATCTGTACCAATAAAATCTATATTTAAAATAGATCTGTTTGTATTGATTGTATAAGTAAACCAAGCACTTAATGTCTTACCTTCTTTTCCATATAACCATCTATATAGATATAATTTATTAGGATTATCTGAACCTAACAAGACAAGAATATCTTGATTGGTTGATACTGCCATTTTAAATATACTGCTTGGTATAAGTCTTGGTATATGGATAGTTATGTTTGCTGCATCTCTTATCTGATCTCCTTGTATTGTATATTCTCTAATACCAGCAAAAGATCCTTTCTGAGTTAAGAAGTAGATAGAACTACCAGAAGGTACAGGTTGTGCAGCAGCACTACTTTCAAATTCTGTTATTACCAGTATGTTAGCAGTCTTAGGAGTTAAATTATCTGCTGAGCTTGCTAGTACAAATTGAGTTTGCTCTGAAAAAAGTATTAATTTTTCTCCCATAGTTACTGTGTTTTTTAATATCGCTACTTTTGTATGAGAAGCAGCTACATCTATGGGTTCATTATCTAAAACAGATACGACTGTTTCGGGAAAGAAGTTAAAAAATTCTGATACTCTTGAAAGTATTACATTGTCACCTGCAAGAAAACCTAATCTATTTCTAAAAAAGAATACGTTATTAATTTTACTACCAATAAAAGAAGGATCAGGTGCAGATACAATATCACCTACAGTTCTTTCTCCCCACTTGGGTAACGTGTAAGTTACTCCTGATAAGGTATAAGTATCACCATCTACTTTTGCAAATCTAAAATTACCATCTGCTTGTCTTATTAAGACATGGGGCATAGTGGCATAATCAAACTTAAAAGGAATACCAGCTTGTGCTGACTCTTCCCATTGCCCTTCTTCAAAAGTACCACCATTATTAGTAACAAATTTCACATAGTAGTTATCAAAGTTTGTATCGTCATCTCCTTTTATCTCTACAACATAACCATTAGGAGAAACAGTAGGTAAGTCAGTAAACCTTTGTACTGAATCTTTTATTATTGTCATCTTTGTATCTCCTTGAGTATCACTACCATCTATAGAAAAATTAGTATTATTAGTCTTTCTTACATACAAAACAGGACCATTTCTTTCAATAGTAAAACCAGTAAGACCTGCATCAAGACCTGTTTTTAAATCGGCTGCTATTGTATCTGTACTCAGAGTAGAGTCTCCATCCGTATTATCTGTAACTGTGACTCCATCTACAGTCACAGAGTAGGTCGTTTTAGCTGTTGCTTGATTAATAAAAATAATTGCTTTTGTTCCAGTACCAGAGCTAAGAGTAGAGTCCATAGCTGCTGTAATACTGGTATTAACAACAAACGTAAAGTCAGCAATAGTAACTGTCTTCATTACACTTCTAGGTGTAGAAGTATTTAGATAAGCAGTTCCATCAGGTTTATTTACTGTCTTTTCTGTACCATCTAATTCATATACCTTTACATCTCCATTGCTAAATACAGCTACGTATCTTTCATTTAAGTCTCTATTAATAGTTTGTATATGAACATTACCGAGGGTAGAAGAAGATAAAGCTGTTATATACTGAAAACCACTTCGTTTTGTAAGACCAAGAACAGGGTTACTGTCAGCATTATCTTGTATATCTGCATGATCTGGTTGCTTTAAAGCATCCGAAGACTGTGATATACCTCTTAATAATGTAGGTATAGCTCTTGATATAACAGGCATAGTTATCTAATTAATGCACTAGAAGGATTGTAAGTATCAAAGATACTGGTAAGAGAAGGATCTCCTCTTAATAAGTTGTGATCTGCATTTGCATAATCTGTCTCTGTAAGTATAGTTCTTGCTCTGATTTCATCTTCTTGTGTATATGTTCTTAGTCCTTGATCTCCTACTAACCTGTCAACAAATACTCTTGCAGCTTTAATGTTAATATATCTTCTCGCCTGTTCTGGAATTTCATCAAAAGTTCTAAAATAAACAACAGTACAAATTAAGTCTTCATCAAATTCATACTTATTATTCTGTCTATCATATAGCTTTAGTCCACGTTGTATAGGATCAATAGTTGGATGTTGATGTATGTTTGCATCTACTCTCAAAACATTAGCAGGTAAACTAATCTGATCAGATCCATCTCTTGTAAGAGTTACATCTATCTCAGTATTAAAAGACCAACCTTCTGATTGCACTTCTTTATTAAATTCAGCAAGAGTTGATCTAGCAGTCACAGCATCTACTGGAAGTGTGCCTGTCAAACTATTTATTGGAGCTTCAGCAATAGCAGCCAACATTATGTTAATTGCTTCAAGCTCTGTGGTTGCAGCTACAGCCATTGTTTAGTACTTTTTTATTTTGAGTGAATCCCTTCCACCTTTTTTCTTTTTCTTCTTTTTCTTTGATGAATACATGATAATAAAAAAAAAGGGTATCTAATAATAAGATACCCTATAAATTGAAATTAAGAAGCAGCAAGCTTAATAGTAGCTGCACATTCTGGTCTTAGGATTCCATGACCAAGCGCATACTTAGCAACCATTAATGTACCTTGATACATAATTCCGTAGTCAGAACCAGAGATCTCAGTAGTCATATCCATTAGTTTTACTGTACCAACAGCAGACTTATGGAAGACAAGACCAATAGTTTTACTATCGTCACCTGAGTAAGTGTTATTAGCACCACTTGGGTTAGATCCTACGTTTGCTTGAGGTACGTTGTTAGACATCATTACAGGGATGCCAGCAACTTGTTGGATCTTACCAGAAGCAAACGAACCATTACCACCAGGGTTGAAGTCAACGTCTACAGTTCTTGTAGCAGACTCAGCAAGTTTGTAGTATTCAGCAGGTGGTAATACACAGAAACGATCTGTTGGAGGAATGTCTCTTTCATCCATTGTCTGTGCAATGTCATAGATAGCTGCTGCTATCTCATCACCTGTGACGTTTGCTGAAGCTGTATTACCAGAAGCAAGAGTTAGAACAATACCACCATCACCACCTGTAAGGTTTGTAGATGCTCTTGAAGCATTTGCTATTTGCTTGGCTACGTTTTGATCGTATGTACGAGCAAGTGCTTTACCAAGCTCATCAGCGTAAGTTGCTCTT